CGCCGAGCTCCTCGAAGGTGTGCGACGCCGGACGGTTTTCTTGCGTGCGAGGCCATGACGTGACCGAAGAGACGAAGAGCGAGACGCCGACGAAGCGGAAGCCCGGGCGCCCGAAGGGCTCGAAGACGAAGGCGAAGGCGAAACAGGGGGGAGCTCGGCCGAAGCCGGGTGGCTCGACCTCGAAACAGGGGGGAGCTCCCGCCGAGATAGGGGGGGGCTCGAAGAAGAAGCGCGGATCGCCTCCCATCCAGACGACGCCCGAGCCGGACTTCTCGCTTGCCCGGGTGTGCGCCGTGGACGGGCTCCCGGTGACTCACTACGCCGTGGACATCCCGGAGCGCCGGAAGGGCGGGCGGCCGACGACGTTTCACCCGGCGATCCAGACGGGGATCGTCTCGCTCGTCGGCGCCGGCGTCCCGCTTCGCACGGCAGCAACGGCCGTAGGGCTCCCGTGGAGCACGGCGAAGCTATGGATCGACCGCGGCCGAGCGGGCGAAGAGCCTTACGCCGGATTCGTCGCGGCGATCGAGCAATCGCGGGCGGGATTCGTCGCGGCGACGGTCGAAGGGATCCTTCGAGCGAGCCGGACCGATTGGAAGGCGGCGGCGTGGCTCCTCGAAAGGCGGAGCCCGCAATTCAATCCGAAGACGAAGGTCGAGACCACGCACAAGGGCGAGGGCGTCCGCGTCGAGCTCTACATCCCGGACAACGGGCGCGGACGGTAGCGCGTGGCCTACGGCGACGAGCGGATCGAAGACGACGGGGACGAGGGCGAGGAGCTCCCGCCTTCGAGCTCGTCCGAGGTGATCCGGCTCGCGCCGAACGCCGGGCCGCAAGAGGCGTTCCTCGCGTGCTCGGCCGACCATGCGTGGTACGGCGGAGCGGCCGGAGGCGGGAAGTCGTACGCCGTGATCCTGGATTCGCTCCGGTGGCACGCCGACCCGCACTTCGGCGGGATCATCTTCCGCCGCCAAGCCGTCGATCTCGCGGGCGCGGGATCGATCTGGGAAGAAGCCGAGGGGATCTTCCCGCGCTTCGGCGCCGACATGCGGCAAAGCTCGCCGCGGGAAGCGAGCTTCCCGAGCGGGGCGACGATCACGTTCGATCACCTACAGCACGAGGGCGACAAGTTTTCCCATCAGGGAAAGCAGTATTCCGCGATCTACTTCGAGGAGCTTACGCACTTCTCGGAGAGCCAATATTGGTACCTCTCGTCCCGACTCCGCACGAAGGCGAGGGTGCGCCCCTACGTCCGCGCGACGTGCAACCCCGATCCCGATTCGTGGGTCCGTCGATTCATCGCATGGTGGATCGGGCCCGATGGCTACGCGCTCCCCGAGCGCTCGGGCGTCGTCCGCTACTTCGTCCGCGACGGCGACTCGATCGCATGGGCGGACACCCGCGAAGAGCTCGTCGAGCGCTACCGCGACCCGGACCGGGTGCGATCGTTCACGTTCATCCTCTCCCGGCTCCGCGACAATCCGAAGGTGGATCCGTCGTACCGGGGACAGCTCCTATCCCTCCCGACCGTCGACCGCGAGCGCTTGCTCGGCGATGAGGATCGGGGCGGCAATTGGGACGTCCGCCCGAGCGCGGGCGTCTTCTTCGCTCGCCGCTTCTTCCGGATCCGAGACTACCGCCCCGCGCCGCAAGAGGTCCGGCGGCGGGTGCGCGCATGGGACAAGGCGGCGACGCGGCCGAGCCCCGAGAACCCCGATCCCGACTGGACACGCGGCGTCCTCCTCGCCGAGCTCGTCGACGGCTCCTTCGTGATCGAACACGTCGAGAGCCTTCGAGGGACGCCGGGCGAGGTCGAAGCGGCGATGAAACGGATCGCCGAGCTCGACGGGCCCGACGTCGAGATCGCGACGTGGCAGGACCCGGGGCAAGCCGGCGTCGCGGACGTCGACCGCCTTCGGAGCGTCCTCCGCGGCCGACGCTTCCATGCCTTCCGAGCGTCCCGCTCGAAGGTCGACTTCGCGAAGACGTGGCAGGGCGACGCCGAAGCCGGGAAGGTCGCGCTCGTCCGCGGGACGTGGAACGCCGAAGCGCTCGACGAGCTCGACGCCTTCCCGGACGGGCGTCACGACGACATCGTCGACGCGGTCTCGCTCGGCTTCCTCGCCCTCTTCGGGACGAAGGAAGCCGTCGGGCTCCGCGTCCGGAACCTGTAGGCGAGGAGGATCGACGATGGCGCTCGACTTCCACGATCTGCATTCCGACCACGTCGGGGAGATCCGCCGCCTTCGAGCGCTCCGGATCCACCTCGCCTTTCGAGGTCGCCGGCGAGCCGAGGAGCGGCGTCGGACGAATGACTTCGTCCGCTTCCACCTCGCCGAGCTCCGGAAGCTCCGAGCGGCTCGTCCCGGGGGAGGCCTTTAAGGGAGATCGACCCCCTCCCGATTCCCGAGCGCTTCCGAGCACTTGGCCGCTTGGGTTGACCCCACGATTCCGAAAACTCGAGCCTTTTCGAGTGTTTACGCATTTGGGGACGGTGCCCCCGTTCAGTGTCCCGGGCGGCTCCCGGGCGGGTGACGGCGAGGGCTCCCGCCGCTCGGCGAGCCTCCCGGCATGTCGGACGAGCTGATCCGTGCGCTCGAAGCGCGACGAGAGGGATACCGCGAGGAGCTCGCGTGGCATCGATTCCTCTTCGACTGCTACACGGGAGCCGGCGGCTTCGAGGGGCGCGAGAAGCGTCCGCCAAGCGAGACGTGGGGCTCGGCGGCGGCGATCTACGCAACGCCCGAGAGCTACCTCACCCATCACCCTCGCGAGGATGACGCGAAGTATCTCCGGCGACGCGAGAGCGCGCATTTCCCGAACTACGTCGAGCCGCTCACGGACTTGAAATTGTCCTACCTCCTCCGGAAGCGGGCGACGGTGGACGGGCGGCCCGAGTCGATCGAGAGCTGGCGCGAAGACGTCGACGGGCGCGGTACGACCTTCGAGGAGCTCCGGCCCGTCGTAGCGCTTCGAGCGGCGATCTTCGGATGGTGCCCGGTGCTCGTCGACCTTCCGAAGCCCGAGGTCGATCCGCTCACGGCGGCCCAGGCGAGCGAGCTCGGGCTCTCGCCCCGAGCGATCCCGCTCCTTCCCGCCAACGTATGCGATTGGGCATGGGCGGACGACGGGACGCTCGAATGGGTGAAGCTCCGGTCGGACTTCCGACGTCGCGACGGGTGGAACGTCCCGGCGATCGACGTCGAGAGGTACACGATCTGGAATCGCGAGACCTTCTCGATCTTCGACGTGACTCGCCAGAACGGGAATCCGCGAGCGACGCCCGTCGACGTGGACCGAGCGCACGGCTTCGGATGCGTGCCGCTCACGATCTGCCGTCACAAGTCGAGCGGCGTCGCCGAGGGCGTCGGCGTCCCGATGCACGGGGCGATCTCGATCGCGAATCGGGCGCTCTTCAACTACGTCAGCCAGCTCGACGAGCACCTTGCACAGCAAGCCTTCGCGCTCCTCGTCATGGTGACGCGAGCTTCGCAGGTGGCCGGCGGCGAGGTCGAGGTCGGGACCGATAACGCGCTCTCGCTCGATCCCGAGGCCGGAAAACAGCACTACTATCTTGCGCCGCCCGCGACCGTGGCCGAGGTGCTCGAAGCGCGGATCGAGAAGACGATCCAGGAAATCTATCGGATGGCGCGGGTGGAGTACCAGCGTCCGACCGGCGGCGAAGTGTCCGGCGTGGCACGCGCCTATGACTTCGCGCAAACGAATCAAGCGCTCTCGGACTTCGCGGCCGAGCTCGCCCGGTGGGAGGCGTGGATCGACGACGTCGTCGGGCGCGTGCTCGGCGTCTCGGAAGACGCTCGTCGGGCGGAGCGAATCACGCCGCCGACGCGCTTCGACGTCGACGATCTCACGGTCGAGATCAAGCAGGCGATCGACGCCGTGAGCCTGAAGCTCGGCCCCACGGCGACGGCGAGGATCAAGATGCAAACCGTCCGCCGGCTCCTTCCGGACCTCACGGCGGACGACGAAGAGACGATCGAGAGCGAGCTCGAAGAAGCCGGGCTCGAAGAGCAGCGCTCCGCGGCGATGGCCGACGAGATCGTCGGCGCGATGGGCGCGGCGATGGATCCGGCGAGCTCGCCGAAGGCGCCGCCGCCGGCGAAGCGCGACTCGAAGCCCGTCGTCGATCCGAGCGCGGACGACTCGCCCCCGGGTGATTGATGGCTCGCCGCCCTCGGAAGGTGGACGAGCGCGCTCGCGCCGTGCTTCTCGACGTGAGGGCGCGGCTCCTCGGGACGCTCGGGCTCGCCGAGCGCGAGATCGACGCCGTCCTCGCTCGCGTCGCCGAGCGCCTTCGAGAGCGGCTCACGGTGGCGAACGTCGGGACGAGCGACCTCTCGAAGATCATCGGCGAGGAGCTCGCCGCCCATGCTCGCCACCTCGCCGATCGGACCGTCGAGCTCACGCAAGCGGGGACGCGGGCGGGCGCCGAAGCCGGCATCGGCTCGATCCGTCTCGTCCCTGGCGAGGGGGAGCGCGTGTGGGGCGACATCGGGGCCGACGCCTACGCATACGCCGCCGCCGCTCGGGCGAGCGAGGAGATCCGCCGGCGGGCGACCGTGCGCGAGCTCCCGCTCTCGACTCGCGTCCGCGACGGCGTCGCGAACATCGGCGCCCGGATGCGGGACGAGCTCGAAGCGTCGATCCGCGCGGGCGAGAGCGCCCACCTCACGGCCGAGCGAATGCTCGAAGCGTCGCCGGGCCGGGTGCAGATCCCGCGCTACGTGACCGACCTCCGGCAAGCGGCGGGGCTCGCGAGGGCGAGCGGGGATCAGTCCGTGATCGCCGATGCGATCGAAGAAGCCGCCGCCCAGCTCAACCGGCTAGGCCAGCGTCGACGCACGGCGGACGAAGGGCTCCGTCGACGCGACGGCGACTATTCGATCCGCTCGGCGGGGCGCGAGCTCGCCGCCCGGCTCACGTCCGCCCGGCCGCAGGATATCGAGCGGATCGTCGATCGGTGGATTCTCGACAAGGCGCAATTTCAGGCTCGGCGGATCGCTCGGACCGAGACCGTCGAGGCCTTCCGCGCGGGCTTCCGCGAGAGCGTCGCGGACTCGCCGGCCGTCGTCGGGATCCGGTGGGAGCTCTCGCGCTCCCATCCTCACGGCGACGTGTGCGACGTGTACGCCGGTCAGGATCCCTTCGGTCTCGGGCCGGGCGGCTATCCGAAGGGCGAGGTCCCGGCGAATCCGCATCCCTTCTGTAGTTGCACGCAATCGGCGATCCTCGACGAGCAACGGCAAGAGCGCGAGCTCGCCCGGCTCGAAGGGCGCCCGGAGCCGCCTCGTCCGTGGGAGAGCGGGAACCGCGAAGACGGGACGACGTGGCTCCGCCGGCAACCCGAAGCGCTACAGCGCGAGATCCTCGGGCCGAGCCGGCTCGCTCTCATGGCCAGGGGGCGAACCGTGCTCGACGCGACGGGAGCGCCGATCCCCGTGTGGTCGCTTCGAGGTCTCCCCCGTCCGACGCCGGCGGGCGGCGGCGTCGATCCGAGCTCGCTCGTCCTCGCGGATCGCGCGACCATGGTCGCCCCCCTTCCGCCGCTTCCCGGATCGGGCCCGTCCGGCTCCGGAGCGCCCCCCACGCCGCCGGCGGCTCCGCCCCCGGTAGTACCCTCGCCGCCCCCCGTTCCGGCGGGC